GTCTGCGCTCAGTTTCCACGCCAACGTTCGAAACTGATTCAGAGCATCCAGGAGGCTCTCACAGAATGCCGCAATTGAATATATGCCCGCGGGCGCACATGCTGCAAGGGATGAAGCGCAATCCGTTTATGTCTTTCAAAATCGGCCTGGAGGAATTGTTTGATAATTCCTCGGATGCCGGAGCCACCAGTATCAGCGTGGAATTGAAAGATGGTGACCTGATTATTTGGGACAACGGGCGCGGGCTTCAAAACCCTGAGGCATTGTTTGCCATCGGCGCACATGAGAGCTCCAGCGCGAATGACGACACCATCGGGCGGTATGGGGTGGGATTTAAGGATATGGCGCTATGGATCGCGAATGTGGTAAGCGTTGATTCCTGTAATGGTATACGGCGTTACAAGATCAGCGTAGATTGGCGGCTGGTAGATGACCGTTGGAAAACGGATTATTCCAATCTCCCGGCCAGACCGGGTGCTGCAACCTTTACGCGACTGGTCTTCTCTGCGCTCGAGCCGAGGCGGGTCAGGTTTCCAGAAACCTTGCTGAGAAATCTGGCGTACGATTTTTCACCAGGGTTGCGGGACGGTCTGAAAATTACGATAAACGGTGTTGACCTTGCGCCGTGCGACCCACCTGTTCTTATGGAGGAACTTCGCCTAGATGATACTTTCGGGGGACGGCACTTCCGGTTGCTCGCAGGCATTAAAGCCGATAACGCCCAGCCTGATCGCTTGGGTTATGACGTGGCATATAAGAACCGTCTGGTGCTGAGACGGGATACGGATCAAGCCTTCGGCGATTACAGTTCTCAGCGGTTTTACGCTTATCTTGAGCTGCTCCGCGACGGGCAATTGGATTGGACCCTGGGCCGGAACAAACAATCCTTTGAGGAACGCGAGGATCTCTATATTCACCTGTTCCCGGAAATTGAAGAACTGCTAAAGAAGGCTGATCAGTTAGGGCGAGACATCGAATTCAAGCATATGGAGGATCGCGCCTCTATCCGGCTTTCGACGGCAGTCACCAAGACCATAAAGGAAAAGCGAAAAAGCTCGGAGCGGCAAAGTCCAGCGGAGGATCCGGACGACCATGCCACCGATCCTAAGCGGAAACGCCGCCGGGCTTCCAAAACCGATCCAAAAGATGATGGCTCGGTGACTGCCGATCCCAATGGCGGCCGCATTCAAGTGAAACTCGATTCGAACGATCCGGACAAAATCGGATGGGTGCAGGAGGGAACATCCTTCACCATCGTGCATCTGAACCCGCAGTTTCCATTCGATTTCAGAGACGAGCTTACATTGGTGATGACCGCAGCATCGCTCTATACGAATTACTGGGTTCACAAAGGCCGGTCGAATGACGACCAGATGCCTTTAGAGTTCATAGATTATTCGGAAGCCTACATCAAGGACTTGTCGGCCTTATTGCGGAATGTGGTTATCGAAGACAGGAAAAAAGCAGCGGCTTGATCGCCGCGCTTCAGAGCAACCCATGAGCAGGACTTTATAAATGACCCTCCCCCAAGCCCGCGTTACCCCCAAAGAGCGCTTCGCCCAGCTCATCTCCAACCTCGACCTCATCAAAGCCAATCTCCCCGACGACACCGACCGCATCGAACTCGACCTTTTCTTTTCCGACGGCGTCCGCGCCAAAGTCGAAATCCGCGGCCTGGAGCGTGAAGGATGAAACCGCCTCTGCTCTCTGACCGTGATTTGTCTAGACAAATCACTCTAAAAGAATCCGACCTGGAGCGCCAGATCGCCGACTACCTCGCTCTTGATGGCTGGTACACCCGCCACTTCGAACTCAACTACAGCGAGCGCAAGCAGCGCTCCGTCGGCGAAAAAGGCATGCCCGACATGCTCTGCCTCCGCTATACCCGCGGTGCAAGCACAAGCATCGCCTGGGCCAATATTCTCTGGATCGAATGCAAGCGCCCTGGCGGCCCCGTCTCGCGCTGGCAGCGGGAATGGAAGGAGCGCGAACGCCGCCGCGGCGCCACGGTCCTGCTCATGGGCATCGATTTTGAGCCATCCATCGATGGCTTCGTTGAATGGTACGAAAAGAGCGGACTCCAGGTGCGTGACCTGCAGCTAGGCGGCCGGCGGAAGACGGCGTGAAGGGAGCGGATGAGGTTGCGTTATTACCCTATGTATCCCCGGGATTTCGACATGGACGAAAAGGTCAAGCTGATGGATTTAAGTTCCATCGGACTGTACATCATGTGCCTCAATCATGCCTGGATGAACGACGGCTTGCCGCAGGAATGGAGCAAGATCCGAACAATCTTTGGACCAGTTCGCGGCAACGAACGAGCATATAAGTGGCATCAGATCGAACAAGAATTTGTCAAGCAATGGTCGCTTGTTGAACCTTGTTTTCCTGTTGCCGAGGACGGTCGCCGCCGCAACCCGCGCCAGGAAGTAGAACGCAATAAAGCAGTTAAGGCTTATGAAGCAAAAGTGAAAGCCGCCAATTCACGATGGAAACGCAATGCGTCCGCAGATGCAGATGCAGATGCAGATGCAGATGCAGATGCAATGCACGCGCATATGCATATGCAGTCATATACAGAACAGAATAGTAAAGAGCGCCGTTTTTCTTCGTCTGAAAGTATTTCTACAGAGCAAGTTTTTACCTCCGACGACGACCGCGCGCGCGAACAGCCGCCGTCGTCGCCGTCGCCGAACGGAAACGCAGCTTCGCAAAGCTACCCACTCACCGCCCGCGCCATCCGCGAATCCTACCCAGCCACCGATGCTCGCTTCCTAACCGAACTGGTTCGAACCGCCGCCGTCGCGGCCGCCGACATCCCGCAACCCTCCGCTCTCGAGTTCTCCGACAAACTGCTCGCTGACGCCGTCCGCCGCTGCCGCAACGATTCCCCCACCCAACGTAGTGTTCGCCTCTTCCTCACCACCGTCCCGCGCTGTATTTCCTCCTGGATCGAATACGGCCAGGAACAACCGCCGCCCAAACGCACCAAAAGCGACGTCATGCTCGATGAAATTGTCGAAGACATGCGCACCAAACGTCTGGCCAAAGAAGAAAAAACCAAACTTGCGAAAGGAGCCAACTCGTGATTGACGAATCGACCGCTCGCGAACAGTTCAACCGCCTGTCGGAATATGACGGCTTCCATGCGCTCAAGCGTGAAGCTGTGCAGGATATGCTCTACGCCATCGAGGTGGCGGATACGGCCGCCATCGCACGCCTCGTCATCGACGAAATCAAGGCTGAATCAACGGAGCTGCCGCTTTCGGCCCACATCCGCCGCCGCATGTACGAAGAAAACGAGCGCAACACGCCTGATCCGGTGCTCGAGGAACACGAACGCTGGAAAGCGGAAGCCGCCGCCGACGTCGCTCCGCTCGAGCGCATGCAGGCCGGCACGGGCGTGTGGAAGAAAGGCGCGCATCCGCAGCTCGACCGGCACATCGAGTTGCTCAATGTGCGGGTGAAACAAGGCGAGCGGATGCCGCCGGCGTTAGCGACGGAATTACGGGGTTTGACGAACCGGCTGCGGAGGGCTGGCTGATAGTGATTCGCTCGGTTACACGTCCAAAAAGATCGCCGCACCCGAAAGGCATGAAAGCCGTAGTGTTAGCGCGCTACGAAGAGGCCGGACGTGTCGATGTCGCTTGCGAGAGGGCGGGCATTAGCCGCAGAACCCACTACGTTTGGCTGGAAACCGATCCGGACTATCGAACGCAGTTTGAGCGCAGCCGGAAACGCATCGTGCAACTGCTCGAAGACGAAGCCACGCGCCGCGCTGTTGAAGGCGTCGAGAAGCCGGTTAGCGTCAACGGCAAACTGAAAACCATCCGCGAGTACTCCGATACGCTGCTGATCTTCCTGCTCAAAGGCGCAGCACCCGAAAAGTACCGCGAACGTTACGAGCATGCCATCAGCGGTCCCAATGGCGATCCGATCCAGGTGGAGCACCGAGCCTATGACATTTTCCGTGGCCGAATCCTTAGCGCGTCTGCCCGTCTTGGAGCGCGACAGGATTCTGACAACGATAAAGCCGAAGCAAGCTGAAGAGCTGCTCTACGACTGGCGCTTCTGGGCCCGGCCCGCACAGCTTCCGCCTGGTAGCGATGGCGCCGCGGATTCGCGCAAAGACTGGCGCATTTGGGCTGTGCTCGCTGGCCGCGGCTTCGGCAAAACGCGCATGGGTGGAGAGACCGTGCGCCAGTGGGTGGAGCAAGGCGCTAAGCGCATTCACCTGGTGGGACCGACCGCGGCTGACGTGCGCAACGTGATGGTGTTGGGCGAATCCGGCTTGCTGAATTGCTTCCCGCGGGAGCAGCGGCCAGAGTACGAACCATCGAAGCGCTTGATCAAATTCCACACTGGCGCTATTGCGGAACTGTTCTCAGCCGATGAACCTGAGCGGTTGCGCGGCCCGCAGTGCTCGCATTTCGCCTGTGACGAACTCGCGGCCTGGCGCTACCTGCGTGAAGCTTGGGACAATCTGCAATTCGGCTGGCGTTTAGGCGACGATCCGCGCGGCATCATCACCACCACCCCCAAACCACTGCCAATCTTGAAAGAAATCTTGAGCGAGCCGCACACCGTCGTCACGCGTGCGACCACTTACGACAACCGCGCCAACCTCTCCGGCGCCTTCTTCGATTCGATCATCAAGCGCTACGAAGGCACGCGCCTGGGCCGCCAGGAACTGTTAGCCGAAATTCTCGAGGATCATCCCGGCGCCTTGTGGACGCAAGCCTTGATCGATGCGGCGCGCATCAGCTCCCACGATGTGGATTACTCAGCCATTATCCGCATGGTGGTGGCGATCGATCCGGCCGTGTCGCACGACGAAGAATCGTCCGAAACCGGCATCGTCGTTGCGGCACTGACTCGCGCGAATCACATCGTGGTACTCGATGACTTGAGCTGCCGGGAAACGCCGTTAGGCTGGGCGCGCATTGCGGTGACGGCGTATCAGACCAAACGTGCAGACCGGATCATCGGCGAAATCAACAACGGCGGCGACCTGGTGGAAGCGAATATCCGGGCCGTTGCGCCGGAGGTGGCGTTCCGCTCAGTACGCGCTTCCCGCGGCAAGGCGCTGCGAGCCGAGCCAGTGGCGGCGCTCTACGAGCAGGGCCGGGTGCATCACGTTGGCCGGCTGCCCGAGCTCGAGCAGCAGATGTGCGAGTGGGCGCCGGATGCGGGGATGCGGTCGCCCGACCGGATGGATGCGCTGGTATGGGCGGTAACGGATTTGGTAGTAGAGCCGGAGCAGCGGACGGTGGCGATGCAGTGGTCACAGCCGGTGGTGATTTCGAGGTATTGACAGACAGGAGACGAACATGGAAGCAACAACACGCGCGCAGAACGTGGTAGCCATTGCCCAGTGGTATGGCATCGCGAAGATGTTCCCCCAAAAGCACCCCCTAGAGTTGGACGAGATCAGTGCGTACACCACGCGCTATGGTGCCACACCGGATGGACCCGATTCCGCGCCGTGGTGCTATCAGCAGGACCCCGAGAATGTGACGCCGCAGAACTGGCAGCCACCGCTTACCGTGCTGGTGGGTTCCTACTTCGATCCGCGAACGGGGCTGGTGAACAAGTACGGATCAGATCCGACGAACGATCTCGACCCCACGTCGCCGGCGTTCGTGGAGCCGCCAGCAATTCCGTAATGAGGGGGGTGAGGCCTTACAAGTAAATCCAACATAGCTGCGGCGGCCGGACTGTGGTCCGAAATTCGCGGCTGCCGCAGTTCAACAGGCAACGCCCGCCAGAATGCCATTTGGTGGCCCGCAGACGCGCCAGGACGCGCCGGAAGGGGGTTGCCGGTACCCGAGGCAGGGGTGCCGACAAGCACACAAGTTGGCATGTGTGCAATAAAACTTGCAAACATGTTAGCATCGTGCTACACTATTGCTTGATGAGGAGTAATATGAAAAGATTGAACAAAGGTATACCGGCAGCCGTACTTATGAATAGCGGCTATCATAGCAATGCGCTTGCAGGCGAGTTTGACGCCATACTAAATAGTTGGCGTAAAGCGGTAACGCCATTTAGCCAGCCTAAAAGACTGGTGTCAGGGCGGTACGAGGACGGCCACTGGGTCGAACTCCGCCTGGTTTGGAGCGAAGCCAATGGTCGTTACAAGATCGATCCCAACGCATACGAAGCCAAGGGGCGCAATGCCACGATGGCTGCCGCCAAGATGAGGCTCCAGGATGCCATGGATGCTACGCCGGCCGAATTGCAGCCGGGCTTTGAAGCTGTCATCGATCTGTTCGATGGCGGCTACGACTGGGACTGGAAACTGAAGGAAACCGAACCAATGACCTACACAGCAGAAGTAATCGTGGACACCGACAGCAACATTCAGCCTGTTGTCTCCTCTATCGATTCAAACCCCGAAGTTACGGGTATCTTCGCAATCGATCCGCAAGTGATCGAATTCGAGTTTGCTGGAGCCGATATCGACGCTTTTGAGGCAGGGATGGAAGCAGACCCGATGGTCGTTTGGTATCGGCAGGGCAAGCGTAGCGAATGGGAAACGAAATGAATATTGACGAACGCTTAGAGTTTTTATTGCAGTCCACGGAGAGCCTGCACAGCAGTTTGGAGGAACTTTCAACTCAACAACACCTTTGGATTGAGCGGCAAAAGGCACAAGAGGAAAAAGAAGCCCGTTTGCGCCGCGCCATGCTTCAGGGCATCCGCACGTTCCTGGAAGGGCTCAATGGCGACGGGGAGCAGCAATGAACATCGAATTGTGGAAGCTGCTCCTCTCAGGAGGCGTTCTGTTGATTACGGCGGTGACCGGCCCTATTGTCATCGCTATGCGCGCCGAAGCCAAAGCCATTCGAGCGGAGATGGGGGCTTTGCGAGTTGAACTGAAAGGCGAAATAGAGCTTGCGCGCGTGGAGTTGAAGGGCGAAATCGCGAAAACCGAAGGCCGCCTCAACGAACGCATTAGCACTAGGCTGGTGCACCGATGACCGCTGCACCCGAGAAAACCGTGATGCTCCGTGGTGTCGATCGCGAGCTCTGGGATGCCGTGCGCGACCAGGCCAAGCGCGATGGGATGTATCTCAAGGCGTGGATCGAGCGGGCGTTACGGCGCGAGCTGGCGCGGGCCAAGAAGGTGGAGGAATAATCGGATGGATCAGTTTGAACAGCAAGAATTCTGGCAAGGACTCAACCGGTTGTATTTGGCAACGCAGAACTTGGTGGCCGCTACGGAGGCTCTGCGGGCCACCGCGGAGAAGCACGAGTCGCGGCTGGACAAATTGGAAGTCGTTCAGCAGTGGCTGGCCGAACGGGAGCGGGCGCGAGAGAAGCGCGAACAGGAGGAGAAATGAACACCGTGCCGAAGCCCGACCGGCTGATGACCTTCGACGAATTTAGCACCGAAACGCAAACTGGCCTGCGCAATTGGGCCATCGCGGAACACGGCGATGGCTTGCTCTTCGAGTCCATCGGAAGCGTTCCAGCGGAATGGGCGTGGATCTATTTTCAGCTATCGGTCGCCGAGGATCGCACGGAATGGTTTCCGAAGGGTAAATGGGCCACCTTGCAATTTCTGGGACAGCGCTTGCAAGAACAAGCCAAGTTGAGCCGCACGCTATAACCCCGACGCGAAGGGGATTTTTTAGAAAGAGAGAGAAAGAAAGTGAAGTTAGCAGTTGCAGGATTGTTGGCTCTGTCCGCTATGTACGGACAGCAGACCAATGACAAATGGATCAAAGATCACGATTCGGAGTGGAGTTACAACTCTCAGACTGATCTCATGGGCCGGCAGGAGTTGATGGCGGAGACGCTCTCGACTAACGAGGTCTCGTTCAATTTTCCCTACGAAGGCCCGCAGCGAGCGCATCTGACGGTCCGTGTGAGAGGTAAGCAAGCTGAAGTGCTGTTTGCGTTGCCCAAGGGCCAGTTCACCTGCACACGCGATATTGAGAACAACTGCATCATCGCGGCGCACTTTGACAACGACAGCAAGATCCGTTACTTTGCCGTCGCGCATGGAACGGATTTGAGCAACAATGTATGGTTTATCATGAACACCCGCGTCAAGATCTATGGCATCGCGAGCTTCTACGACTGCATCCGCAAGGCGAAGACCGTTAGCATTGAGGCGAGCGTGTATCAAGAGGGAAGCCGCATTTTTCAGTTCAACCTCGCTGACTTGAGATTATGAACCCGCCGCTGGTCGCCTGCCTTATGCCTACCGCCGGACGCCTCCATCTGCTTCCGCGTGCCATGCGCAGCTTCTCGCGGCAAACCTATCCCAACCGCATCCTCATCGTGCTCTCGAATAATCCCGAGGAAGACGAAGTCATCGCCTCGCTCCGCATTACGCCGGACATTATCACGCATGCTGCTGTGCCAGGCAAGACTTTGGGCTACTACCGCAACGTCACCGCGCAATTGGCCGTCGCCGCGGGCGCCACCATCGCCGTCCACTTCGACGACGACGACTGGTCGCATCCGGAACGAATCGCCGATCAGGTGGCGGCGCTCGAAGCCTCTGATCGCGATTGCGTGGGCTACCGCTCCGGTTTGTTCTGGCTGGAGGAGGAAGGCAGAGCGTGGATGTATTCGAACGGACTCAAGTGCTATTGCCTCGGCAATTCGCTGTGTTACTGGCTCAAGGTGTGGGAGCGGGCGAAGTTTCCCGAACTGCGCCGCGGCGAAGATTATCACTGGCTGCGGGAGATCGATGCGCTGGGCCTTGCGCCGGATGAGCCGCGCATCATCGCAGCGGTACACAATGGCAATGCGGTGAACTATCCCATCGAGCAGCAGGCCAAGAGTTCGATTAGCTGGCGGCGGGCAGCGGAGTGGGACGAGATATGCCGGAAGGAGATGGCGCTGTGACTGATGCCGGCGACATCCTCGAAGAACTCAGCAGCCTCCTCACCCGCCACGGCTGCATCATGCTCCAGAAACCGGAAGGCTTCATGCTGGCACGCATCACCGCTCCGGGGCAAGCCGAAGCCATCGCCATCGTAGGAATGATCACCGCCGAGGGCATCGAGTACAAGCCGTGCGGACGAGACCTGCGAATTAAGTTTCAGTGAAGGCGAATCTCAAACCACAGGATGATCGGTTTGTGAACAGTGGTGATGCTGCTAAAATATTGGCGACCACACCAAACACGCTCAATTACTGGCGCATGGTCGGACGCGGGCCGAAATACTACAGGCAGGGGCGCAACATCAGGTATTTGGTGTCGGATCTCATGGCATGGGGAACGGCAGAATCAGTAGATCCGACTGAGCTCAAGGTGCTACGCACCAACTCTAAGCCTTCCCGCTAACAAGCAAACTTGCTAACATGCGTGCATGTCTACCGTCGCCCATCTCGCCATTTACCAAGGCGACGATTACACAGCGACCGTAACGGTGACCGATGGAACCACGCCACCGGATCAGATCATCGCGGGCTACACCGCTAAAGCCCAGATCCGCGCCAACGTCGCCGACAACGACCCTACGGTGATCGTAGAGATCGGAACCAGCGTACAATCGCCTCTGGTGTACCTCTCGATTCCGCATACGGAAACCATTAATCTCACCGGGCGCTACCTGTGGGATTTAGAAGTCATCGATCCGGCTGGAGCGATCACTACCATCCTCAACGGCTATGCCAACATCACGCCGGAAATCACGCGTTAACGCTTATGGCCACTAAAGCGCCGCAGAACTTTTCCGCCACGCTCGAACCGCAGCAATTCATAGCGACTGTCAAAACCAACCCAAACCCACTTAGCGGCGGCACCCCCGGTGGACCGGTGGATGCCGTGCAGTTCAACGCCGGCGGCGGCGCCTTCAGCGGCGATGCGGGCTTTGTCTATACCGGCGGAAAGGTGGGGATTGCTCAGAGCGCTCCCGCTTACGCTCTGGATATAAACGGCGACGTAAATGTGCTGGGCCATTTTTATCGCAATGGCATTCAGCTTTCGATCAGCAGCCAGGCGGTCGTGACCGGCAGCCGCGCCGCGGGTGTGACCTATGAGAACACGACCGGCAAGACCATGTTCGTCATGTCGTGCTGGAACCTCGGCGGCAAGAATTCGACCATCAATGCGCTTACGGATACAGCCAATCCGCCCATTACGATGGTCGCCGAGGTAGCCGATACCAGCAATTCCGCTACGACCGTGCAGGTGTTCTTTATGGTGCTCGCGGGCAGTTATTATCAACTGCAGGTGACCGCAGGGACACCCACATTAGTCACCTGGACAGAGTATACGTAGACAAGCAAACTTGCTAACATGCGTGCATGCGCCGTCTCCGCGCCTGGCTCGCTTCGCGTGCCCTCAACCTTTCGCCGGTGCGTGACCTGCTAGACCGCGCAGGCGATGCTATTCGCGAGGCCCGAGCCGCTTCCCGGGCCTCCGAGTCTCAAGCACTGTTCGCCGAAGAGATCGAATACCAGCGCCATCAACTCCGCATCCGTATGCGCGAAATGCTGATGCTGCGCGAAGCTGAGCTCGCCTGCGTCAATCCCCAAGCTTACGAAGGCATGCGCGCATCGGGTGCTCTGGCCGCGCCGGTACAAACCCCAGTTGAACTAAAAGAGCGGCTATGGGAACTGGAGCTGGCGCTCGAGGACCGCGGCTGGGTGCGCGAGACGACGCTCGCCATGCTCGAGTTCTCGCGCTATGGCGTGCAGCAACTGATCCGCATCTCGCGGATCTATGCGCTCAAGAACCCGATCATTAAGCGCGGCGCCGAGATCTGCCGCATGTACGTCTTCGGCCGCGGGATTGAGATGCGCGCCGAAGACGAAGCCGCGAACGAAACCATCCAGGAGTTCTTGCAGCGAAATGCTGCAGAATTGAGCCACATCGGATTAGCAAACAAGGAAAACTCCATCCAGACCGACGGCGCTTTGTACTTCGGCTTGCCGGCGAATCCGCAAGGCCAGATTACCGTTCAGACCATCGATCCGCTCGAGATCATGGACGTGCTGACCGATCCTGACGACACGGGCCGCGTCTGGTATTACTCGCGGCAGTGGACGCAGCTCAACATCCAGACGGCCAGCGGCACGCAGCCGGGTGAACCCAAGAAAGCCTGGTATCCCTCGCTCGAGTATCTGCTAAGTAATCCGAAAGACAAGCCGGAGAACTTGGGCGCCGTGCCGGTCAATTGGGAGATGCCGGTCTATCGGGTACATGGCGGCGGCTCGCCGGCGAAGTGGCGCTGGCCGGTGCCGCCCATCTATGCGGCTATCGACTGGGCGCGCGCTTACAAGGATTTCCTCGAGGACTGGGCCACCATCCAGAAGCAACTGGCGCGTTTCGCCATGCTGGTACAAACCTCGGGTGGACCGGCGGCGATCGCGGCCTATCAGGCGCTGCTCACCACGACCTTTGCGGATGCCGGCGGCACGCAGATCGAGCGCAACCCGCCGCCAGCGATAGGAGCAGCGCATGTCTCGGGACCGGATAACAAGATCGAGCCGTTCAGAACCGCCGGCACGCAGACCGCGCCGGAGCAAGCACGGCGAGTCCTGCTCATGGCCGCTGCCGCCTTCGGAATGCCCGAGACTTTCTTCGGGGATGCTTCGACCGGGAGTCTGGCTACCGCGGTGTCCCTTGACCGGCCCACCGAACTCAAGTTTCGCGAAATCCAGCAGCGCTGGGTCGAAACGCTGACGCGGATCTTGGAATACGTGCTGATGGTGGCCGGGCAGACGCCGGGAACCAGGATGCGGGAAGCGCGCGCCAAGAACCCCGCGCCGCAGCCGGTCGAAATCATCGTCAGGTTCCCGGCTGTGCTCGAGCATGATATCCACGCGATGGTGCAGGCCTGGGTGGACATCGCGACTAATGGCGGAAGGCAGGGCATCTATGCGGGCGGCATCGACCGGCGCACGGTTGTCGATGGGATGCTGGCCGAAGTGGGTTACGAAAACCGGACCCAGTTGCTTGACAAGATTTACGGTGCCGATTACGATCCCAAGGCGGATGTAGAGGATCAGCGGACACAAGCAGCACCGCAAACGATGGATCAGGGGGATAAGGGGAAGCCGGGAGCGGGTGCGGCGAAGGAAGCATTGGTGGTGTTGCGGGAGATCCGGGAGCGGGCGGCGCTGATAGGGAATGGGAAAACATAATGGAACCCTACCAAAATCGAGTTGTTGATGAGTTGAAAGAACTGACGGTTAAACGCGAAAGATTGGGTGCATTCATTGGCAGTAGTCCTGTGTTTCGTGGCCTTCCATATGACGAACAGGAGCGCATGCGCCGTCAGTTCGACATCATGGTTCAGTATGAAGGAGTCCTTCAAGAACGCATTGATTACTTTCCGAAATGACTGACAAGCCCAACGTCCGCCTGAAGCGCACCGGCAACCTCGTCGAAGTCATCCACACCCAAACTCACGCTGTTCTCGCCTGGTGCTTCATCGGCGACGAAGACAACGTAGAACGTATTGCCGACATCCTCAGCGCCAAGCGCCTGGGCGCCGCGGCCCAGGAGTTGCGCGAGATGGCGCGGCAGGACCGGCTCGCAGCCAACCGTAAGCCGCCGGGAGTAGAGCGAGCGCTGCCGGCCGGGATGGAGCCGCTCAAGAAGCCGCCCGAAAAAGCCGCCTGGCTCAAGGCGATTTTCGGATGAATCACGGGGTTTACCTTCGTAAAAGACGTCCCAATTCTGCCAATCCACCACCATTACAGACGACCTGGGCTGATCTGGAAAAGGAGATGAAAAGAATTGGAAAACACTATCCTCCACTAGAAAAGCGAAGATTGCGCAAATCATTGATGAAGCTGATGAAGATTTTCGGATGAATCGTGGATGCCCCGACGCTAGTGGAAGTCGTTAGCAGCGTAAGCGAAGTGGTAGTCGCGCTAGGGGCGTTGGGCTTCGCGTTGGCACTGGCGCAGCATGAAACGAAGAGCCGCGAGCGCATCGAGAAGCGCCTGGATGCACTCACGGAGGCCATCAAAGATAAAGCGGCCACGCCCCAGCCAGAGAGCGTGAACGGAAAGGAGGTCTCACATTGAAGCTGTACCTGATGCGCCACGCCGAAGCTGAAGACGGCGACCAGCTCGACCCCACCCGTCCGCTGACTTCGACCGGCAAAGCCCAAGCCAAAATGATGGGCCGGTGGCTCAAGCACCAGACTTCCGGACCGATGCTGGTGATGGAGTCGAACATGCGCCGCTCGATTCAGACCGCCAAGCGCGTATCGGAAAAGCTCGATGCCGCCCGTTCGCGTTCCTACAAGCTCGATCCCGATTCAACGCCCGAGGAAGCGCTCGCCGAAATGCAGCGCCAGGGCCGGCGGCTCAAAGCGGACAATGTCATCGGCGTGAGCCATGGTCCACTGGTGGGCAACATCGTCGGCCTGCTAACCGGTGCCCACGGCGAACATACGCACTTCGCGCATGCAGCCATCGCGCATTTTGAGACTAACGGCCGCTATACCGAAGCCAAAGGCGAATATTACTATGACGAAGTGCCGATGAAACGCCTAGTGTTGGGTGATGGCGGCAAGAGCGGCAACTGCGACTTTTGCTCCGACGCCGACGATCTGGGCTGGATCGACGACGACGACATCTTTGAAGGGCCAGATGGCGATATGGACGAGCCGCCCTTACATCCCAACTGCACCTGCGCGGTCGAACGCAAGGACCGGCGTGTGCGGGTCTACGATGCTGACCGCAAGGCTCCGGAAGGCGTACGCCTCTATGAAGCGCGCCGGCCCAAGGGCAAGCTGCACTGGCTTGTGACGCCAGACGTGGTGGCGCGCATGGAAGGCGAGAAAGATCTGATCGCGGAAGAAGCACGGGGCGCGGTGAATCTGGCACTCGGGGCGGCAGAAGTGGCATTGATGTTATGACGTCCGGCGGGGAGGCGCCAGCGGCAGCGGCAAGGGTTTGGGCGTCTCGCGCCCGTACTGCTCGCCCATCCTGGCGAGCGCCGCCAGACGATCAAAGGCCTCGCGCTGCGTGACGCGCACGGTGAGCGAGCGTTCGCTCTGCAGCCGCCGGATCAGGCCATCGAAGTATTCCCGCGCCGGCGCGCTGGGCGTAAACGCGAGGCGGCCATTTGGTTTGGCTTTCTTCACGGACCTGCTTTTATCGATTCGATCAACTGCCGCCGCTGCTTGTGCTCCGGCGTTTCGTGCTGGCCTAGCCGTGCCAGTAATTGAGCCGCTTGTTTTCCGGTCAACAGGCGATCTCCCACTTGTTGCTGCAGCCAGCGCATGCAGGTGGCTACGCCTTCTGTGAAGGACTCCTCGGTTTTGTGCTCGTGATAGCCGTGTAAGTATTCGGCCCAGTGCTTCGCACAATAAATCTGCGTGGAGGTACGCACGCTTTCGCAGCCTTCCCACAGGCACTTACGCGGCTCACCATGCTTGTATGTTCCACGTGGCACTTTATAAATACTGTAGACAGAAAACGAGTTATCTTGCAAGCTTGTTAGCAAGTTGTCATTAAGCCCCGCTTATAAAGCCCTCGCCCAGTGGCTTCAGGAAGCCGGCGAAGAACTTTCTCACTCCGATATCTGCCGTGGCCTTGCCGACTGCCTCAAGGATCTTTATCCGGACTGTTTCTGCTATATCTGCGACGTCTTCGGCGATGATGATTCCGGTGACGTGGTGTACCAGAAAGACGGCGAATATTACCGCGCGCCCTACGAGATCGGCTTCAACGACGGCAAGCGCACCCATTCGATCGACACCGCCAATGCGGTCGATGTCCTGCCGCGCACAGTGTACGACGAAGAAGCGGATGAAGACGGCATGGAGGGCATGGGCGAAGCCGAACGCAAAAAGAAATTTGTAGAGCGATTCCCTGGAGCCTCCTCCTGGAAGCATCGGCGGCTGGCCGAGCGATTCATTGCCAAATCCGAGCGTGATGCTGCCGATACTTCCGATTTTGCCGGCACGGGCCGCTCGTTTCCGATTCTGCGTCCTTCCGACGTCATGGCCGCTGTTCACTCTATCGGCAGGGGTGTGGCCGGCGGCCAGAGCGCCGGTTCGCTCAAACGCAACATCAAGTCGATCGCCAAACGCAAGGGCTGGCACAAGCACCTGCCGCAATCCTGGCAGGACGAAGAGAAGGATGGCGAAGAGAAGAAGGACGAATCCACACGAACGGACGCCAAAGGCGCGCGCCTGATTGAATCCGCTGCGTTCGAGCAGGGCTACGTATTCACCGAGGCCTCGGCTGTTAATCCGCTGGTAAAGATCATCTCGCCCGGGCGCGGCTCCTCCGGCTACTACACGCAAGACGTGCTCGAGCGGGATGGTCCGCAGATCTTCAAGCGCGGCACGCTGATGTACATCAATCACGCCACGCCCACTGAGGAAGCCGAGCGGCCTGAAGGCGACTGGTCGAAGCTCGCCGCCGTAACCACCGGGGATGCGTACTGGGACGAGCACGGAAAAGATGGCGCTGCGCTCTATGCGCCGGCCAAGGTGTTCAGTGAATACGCCAGCCAGGTAGCCGAGAAGGCGCCTTATACCGGTGTTTCGATCCGGGCCCGCGGCCTCTATGCCGAAGGCAAACGCCTGGCGCCGGACGGCAAGCCGGGCTTAATCGAGCGGCTCACGCACGCCGACTCAATCGATCTGGTTACCAAAGCGGGGCGCGACGGCAAGTTGCTGCTCGAGTCCGCGAATGAAGGAGACGTTATGGATGAAGCAGTACTCCGCGAATTGCGCCAGGAAATTTCCGGGTTGCGCCAGACCATTGCGGCACAGGCCGAAGGCCCGCGCGCCATACGGGAAGCGCTCGAGGGCATCCGCTTGCCCGGACCCTTGCATGTGGTCGAAGCCACGCGCACACGCATCGCTGAACGCATCGCTCCCTCGCTGCCGTTCAAGGACGGCAAGGTGGATCAATCTGCGCTCGGCAAATTGGTCGAATCCGCGGCACTGGAGGAATCGCGGTTCCTGGCCACGCTCGGCTTTGGTTCTGGTGTCGCCGGCATGGGCCAGCGCATGACCGAAGCCGAGATCCAGAAGCTCACCGAAGACGACGGCAAGGCCTGGGGAGAACAGTTTGAGGAATCCATGTCGCGCCTGGCGGATGTCTTCGTGGGCAAGAAGATCAACGAAGGCGAGCAATCCGAATCTGAGCGCATGGCGCGCAAGCGCATGCGCCGGATCTTCAAGGAAGGGAGGGCCGCCTAATGGCTGCCAATAAGACTCGGGAACGACTCACCGGCATCGAACTCAAGATGCCGGCGGCTGCCGTGATCGCCCCTGGCGATGTGCTGGTGTTCGGTCCGGCCGCCGGGCCAACGCTGATCGGCATCGCCAATGATGGCCAGAATCTCTCTACCAAGCCGCCTTATTATTCCAATAGCGGCTATCTGACGCTGGATTGCGAGGGCGCCTTTAACATCCAGACCAGCGCCGTGGCGAGTAATATCACGCCCGGTACGCCGATCTATGTTCACCTCGGCACGACCGATGCCACGACCAATATCAGCTATGGCAATACGGTCAACAACACCGCTACGGGTGGACTCCTGATCGGCCTGGCGGAATCGACTCTGGCGAGCGGCACCTCCGGCGCAGTCCGGGTCAGCTTGAAGGACGGAATCAGTTAAAGGAACAAGCACAATGATTTCACTTAGCGATGTAGCGCAAAATTGGGGCGATTTCAGTTCTCAGATTGGCATGCTTCCTTCCGCCAATCCGCGCCCAGCCTATGAAGGTTTCAATCCAGGACGCGTATCGTCGGCGGAATTGGGGGCTTGGAGCGGCAGCTCGCCCACCTCCGTCAACGAAGCTGGCTTTCAAAACATGACGCATCGCCTGCGCGAAGTCTATTCCGACACGATGCGCCGGCGGCGCTATGAATCCCGCCTTCAGGAAGCAGCACGCATCATCACCCGCGGCTTCAATGGCTCCAAACGCGACCTGTTGAACCTGCAGGAAGCCATGTCGATCGGTGATTTTCCCAACTTGTTTGGCGATGTCATCGACCGCGCGGTGCTCGCCAATTACACCGAGACGCCCTACACCTGGAACCTGATCGCGCACGAAGCCGAGGTGAACGACTTCCGTCCGGTGAAGCGCTTCCGCGTGGATGGCGGCACGGGTCTGCTCGGGCCGACGGACGCAACGCTCACTGCCTTCGGCGGCCTGGTCCCGCTCGAGCGCGGCGCCAACTATCCCGAAGACAGTCTCACCGTTCCGACGCCGTACACCTATGAACTGTTCAAGCGCGGCAAGCGCATGCCATTTTACTGGGAAACGTTTGTCAACGACGACCTGCAGGCCATCAAGGATACGCCGGCGCGTTTTGGCCGCGGCGCCAGGCGCGAAGAGGAGTACTTCTGTACGGCGCTGTTCGCCAATAACGCCAATTTTTTCAACTCTGGCAACAAGAACATCGTGACGGCCGCCTTGGTGGGCGATGGCGGATCGGATCATCCGGCGCTCTCGATTCATTCCCTCCAGCGGGCCATGATCGTGATGATGAAGCAGGTTGACACCACCGGCCAGCCCATCTCCATCGAAGCCATGACGCTGGTGGTGCCGCCGTCACTCAAGACCGTCGCCGCGAATATCCTGAACACCGATTACGTGTTCATGGCCGATCAGGGCGGCACGGTGCAGATTCCCGGCGGTTCGACTAACCCGATGCTGGCGCAAATGTTGCACGCGATGAACTGGGCCAAAAACATCGTGCGTCTGGCTGTCAATTATTATCTGCCGATCATCGACACCACTTATGGGAATACCGGCTGGTATCTGTTCGCCAATCCCGAATCGGGACGCCCGGCCATCGAGATGGGCTTCCTGCGCGGCCACAAGACGCCGGAACTGTTCATGAAGCTGCCCAATGCCGTGGCAATCGGTGAAGGCCAGATGGGGCCGGGACCAGGTGTGATGCCGGGAACAGCCAATGCCAATCCCATGGAAGGGGATTTCGACACCGATTCGATCCATTACAAGATCCGCACGGTGAAAGGTGGAACGTTACTCGACCCGCTTATGGCCGTCATGAGCCAGGGCAGCGGTGCAGGCACGTTCTCGGCGCAGGCTTCGAGTGATACGCCGAGTGGTACTCCGGGTGACAGTATGCGACATCCGGTTGTGGAACCAGCGCATCACGAAGTGAACGAAGGCAAGCACAAACGGTAGCAGGCATGCATGGCCTTCACCTACGATTGGTCCACCGCTCCCGACATCGCTGTGATCCGGCTGATGGTGGGCGATACGGATATGGCCAATCCGATCTTCGACGATGCGGAGGTGCAGGGCGTGCTCACGATCAACAGCTCGCAGAACATCATTGTGGGTTTAAGCGGCTACTATCCGTCCACCATGAGCGGCAACACCTACAGCTACGGGCGCGCGGCCGCCATGCTGCTCAACGGTCTGAGCTCCACCAAGGCCCGTGTCCTCGCCACCAAGGTGCTCGATGTGAGCGTGGCGCCCGAAGCGGCCTCCAAAGCGCTCAAGGATCTGGGGCAAAGCTACATCGATCAGGAGATTTCCGCCGGCTACTTCTCGGTCGCCGAGATGGGCCAGGATTCCTTCTGGATGCGCGAGCGGTTGTGGAAAATGCTCTATCGCCAGCAGTCATGAATCAAAGCTCGACCATCGATTTTGGAGCGCTGGTTCAGGCGGTCTATGATGCCGGCCTGATGCAATCGACCTGTACCGTCCAGGCGCCGAGCGGCAATCTGGGCGCTTCCGGCGCGCCTGATAACACGTACGTGGATGTGGCTGGCCTGGTAAATATCGCGTGTATGAACGCTCCGGAATCGGTCGGCAATATCGCGGCAACGGAAGTCAAAAACATTGCCGAGATCATGAGCATCAGCCTGCGGCATGTGCTCCTGAACGGCTATTTCTCCCAACTCGACGGGCAGAACTGGGGCGAAGTGGGATGGCATGCGATCGTCGATGGCATTGATTACGACATCCTCGGAGCCGAGCGCGATTCCCAGTTCAGCCAGACCCGGTTGAAGCTGAGGCTGGTGAGCATATGAGCATTTGGGCCAGTGCTACCTGGACGCCGCGCGGAGACCTCGGCCGCTTCACCGATGTGACGATTACGCCGGTGGCGCTTGAAACCGTAAGGCAAGCCGGCGAAATGGTTCAGGATGCAGCCAAGCGCCTCTGCCCGGTCGCGACCGGAAGATTGCGCGATTCGATCCTCGTTCAAGTCCAGCAGACGGAGAAATCGGCACGCGCCACCATTGCGCCTACGATGGGATACGCCGGCTATGTGGAGTTCGGTACCGGGATTCGGGGCGCTTCTTCACCGGGCGCCGGCCAGGGCCCGTACTCGCCCACCTGGCCCGGCATGCCCGCGCAACCTTACATGCGTCCGGCATTTGACGAACAGAAGGAAGCCATCAAAGATCTCTTCCGCGCCAATGTCTCGACGGCGATCAGGAGTCCTTATGCATGAGCACGCCGCTCAAGCACAAGTTGCGCACTGCGGCAGCGGCCGATGCGGGACTGTCAGCGCTTTTGGGCACTGCGCCCTTCCGTTGGTACAACGTTCAACTCCTGCAGGGCAGCCAATTACCAGCGGTGGTGGTGCAGATTATCTCGACCGTTCCGAAGCACGGTTACACGCTGCGGGCCCAGAATCCGGTCGAGAATCGCGTGCAGTTCACGATCTGGGGCGGCCAGGGCGATGCGGGATGCCAATCGGCCTACGACGTCGAGGCTGCACTCAAAACGTTTCTCGACGCCTTCGATGCGATCGGGATCGCCAATCTGGCGCGCTATCCCAACTACATCACGCTCGAGCGCGACGGCTTTTTCATCCAGACCGATACGGGCATTTACCAGCGGCTGCTCGACGTGATGATCTGGAACGACGAAACGACCTAAGGAGATTCTAAATGCCAGCCGGTGTATCCACAATTGCCGATCATATATCGGTAGCAGGTCTTTTACTCTCGGTAGGAGGCACGACCTCTCCGGTTACCTACACGCCGGTATGCAACATCTCCGATCTGACCGTGCCCATCACCGCCACCGAAGTTCTGGTGACGAACGTATCCGACACCTGGGTGCGGCGCGTGCCCACGCTGCTCGACATGGGCAAGGTCACCTTTAAGATCTTCTGGGTGATGAAAGAGCCTTCGCACTCAAATAGCGCTGGACCCCCGACAGGATTGCGCTATCTGCTGATGAATCGCATTCTTTCCTCCTGGCAGGTGAGTTATCCGGACGGATCGACGCCGTCGGTGGATCAGTTTCAGGGCTACGTTACGAGCTTTCAGATCACGGGCAAAGTGGGCGGTGTATTTGAGGCCACCTGTGGGATCGGCACTACCGGCACGCCGACATTGGTCTAGCTATGGGCGAGCAGAACGGGAGCGAGCCACGCCAGTATCCGCCTATCAAGTATCCGACCATCGAGATCCCCGGCAAGGGCATTTTCGTGGTGAAGTTCGGGCCGGGCGCGGCCTTCGATCTGCAGGATATGGGCGTTGCCAATATCGATGCCCTACCCAAACTGTTACAGGAGTGGGTAACACGTGTCGATCCGATCACCGGCGACAAGATTATCGGCCGCGCCGATTACATCCAGTTATTCAAAATCTTTGCAGCCGCCATCCGGCATCAGATCGAGATCTCACCGCGGGATCTAGCCTATTGCTTCCAGGATATGGAGCAATTGTATCCTGTGGCGCATGTCCTTTGGGAAGCCTGGATAAAAGCCTACCCCTCCATCGAGATCAAGCTGCGGGAATCGGCGGCCCGCGAGCCGGCGGAGGGGAACCAGGTTTCAACGCCGATACAGTAAAACCCGACTGGTTAAGGCTGTGGGCGCTGTGGACCGCGCCTGCGCCTTTGGGGCTAGGCATCGCTCCTGAAAAACTCTGGTCGCTCTCCTGGCGGGAGCTCGAAGCCTTACAGGAACGCTACGACGCCTATCATCGCAACGAGCTCGAGCGCTGGGCCACCGAGCGCGCCGACCTGCACAATGCCTGGATGACGCGCAAGGACGGCCAGCCATGGACGCCGGAAGATTTCCTGCCGGAGAGCGCCGATACTGCGCTAAGAAAAGCCGAACGCGCCAAAGCGCGCATCCAGGCCGCCCGCGATCAGGCTGAGGTAACGATGCTCAATGCGCGGCTTGCCGCCATGCGGCCGGGCGATACCGAGGGTGTGCCCGAGTGGGCATTGAGGATTAAGTAATGGCGGCAGGCGACAATATCGGCAACCTCGTTGTCTTAATCGACGGCGACTGGACCGATCTACAGTCGGCGATTGACCTGGCTGCGGCAGCATCCGAAGCAGGGGCTCAGGAGATCGCCTCCGCCTTCACCACCGCCGCTACTCAGGCTACGCCGCCCGTCGAGCAACTGGGCGAAACCACTCAGCACGCCGGAGAGGAAGCCGGCCATGCTGGTGAAGCCTTCGGCAGCTTCGGCGAATCGCTCAAATTCGCGGCGGAATTGGCCGGTCTCAATGTCGGCTTGGAGCAGGTTGTCGATTGGTTCAAGGAATTTGTCAGCGAGGCTTTCGATGCGGCGAATCAAATCCAGTTCGTGGATGTGGCGCTCACTGCGCTGACCGGCAGTGCCGCCTCGGCCTCGAGCATCCTCGAGCACGCTGCTGAAGTCGCCTCCCACACCACCGCCAATTTTCTCGATCTGGCCAAGAGCGCGCAATCCATGGCGGCCATGGGCATCGAAGCCGGAACCATCAACGAAGCTCTCGAAGCGATGGCCCAGTGGGGCGAGCTCTCCGGCAAGAGCATTGATACGCTCACCGGTGCCCTGGAGCGCGTCTATCTCACCGGCGAAATCTCCAAGCGCACCTTCGTTTCTCTTGGCGTCAGCGCCCAGGATATGGCCGGAGTTCTAGGTGTTTCGACAGACAAGGTCAAAGAGACCATCAAGAACATGGGCGCGGAGTCGAGCACGACGCTCGATGCTTTCGCTCTGGCCATGAAAGAGAAAGTTGGGGATGCCGCTGATAAGGCGGCCGACACCAATCTGGTGGCCATGAACCGGCTCAAAACCGCCTGGCACGAGTTCGCTGTTACCGTGGGCGAGAGTTTGAGTTCTACTGGCAATGCGGTGGAGGGTTGGGCGGCCAACGTCGTCAATCATTTGACCAGGGTCTGGAACATGATCCGCGATCCGGCCAAGGAATACGCCAGGGAAGTGGTTGCCGATATGGTCAGTGCACAGGAAGCCATGGGGCATACGATGCGCACGGCCACCCAGGATGCCGAAAATCAGAAAACATCTATCCAAAATCTGGCCGCGGCCGCCAACGCTGCCGCTGCCAACACGGAATTCTTAAAGTGGCAGCAGGAGTTTCTCAAAAATTACAAAGATTACGGCCCGGCCATCGATGCAGCCGACGCGGCCATCAACAAATTCAATGCCGACCAGTTCCATCTGAATGCGGTCTTCACCGAGACAATCGATACCTACAGCAAAGTGGTAGCCCAAGGCGGCAACATCGGTGCGGCCTACAGACAGATGGAAGCGGCCGGCAAAGCCCTCGGGCTTTCTGAGCAGGAGATCGCGGATAAAGCCGCAGCCATGCTGGGCCAGTTGGGGCAGCTTCCCGTGGTCCTGCCCACGGCGGCCCATGCGCTCGACCAAATGACTGCAGACGCAATGACTGCCGAGGGAGCGCTCGAGGATTTCGGTTCGAGCTTAGGCCGCAACGTAGCCGATCCGGCCGTGGCTGCGATGGAACGGATTCACGACCAGACGGTTAAGAATCAGCTGGCATTCAACGATTACCTGACGGTCTATGCGCGGCTGGCGGCTTCCTCGACTGCCTCTTCCGGGGAACTGACCTTGGCGTGGAAGGATCTCAAAGCCGCCGCCGATGCACTCGGCCTTTCAATGACGGAACTTATCGCCGACGTCCAGCAACTCAACGGCGACATGGGCAACCTGCCCATCGTGACCGCTGATGCGCAGGGCGGCGTGCATAAACTCATGGGTGAGATCGACGTGGTCAAAACCCACGGTCTCGATATGGCCCAGCAGATCGGCCGTGCCATCGAGAACGATTTATCCAAAGCTCTCGGCGACATTATTTTTCAGACCGGCAACATCAGTGACGCCTTCAAGAAACTGGGCCGGGACGTGGTGGATGTGATTCTCAACCACATCATCAAAGACGCGCTCGATCCGCTGATGAAATCCCTCGATGACGTGCTTAGCAAGGTATTTTCCCTCACGCCCACCTCAGGGGCCGCTTCCGCTGCCTCGAGCGGCGCGAGCGGGGCCGCTTCGGGTGCAGGGGGAGCTCTGAGCGGGGTCGGCGGCGCCGTTATGAGCGGGGCCATGGGCTGGGCCAGCATCGGCATCGGTGCGGTGAGCGCGGTCTCCGGCATCATCTCCAACTTCCAGATGGCGCATCAGACCGACATCCTGCGCTCCATCGAACTCAATACGCGCGAAACGGCCATGTTCATCGGCGGCTTAGGCGGCGGGGGAGTCCAGGACTGGCTGCAGATTATTGCAACGAATACGACGCCGCTGCTAGACATCAACACCTGGATTCACGATGCCACCGTGCAAACTCTCGATCATCTTTCGAGCATCGATACAACGCTTAAAAAGCAGCCCATCAACGTCACCATCAACATCCAGGGTGCAACCAACCCGCAGGGAGTGGCCGAGGCGGTGGCGGCATATCTAAAGACTATCTCTCCCGCCTTCTCCCCGTAAAACCATGGCCATCGCAGTCGTTATCGCCAATATCGATCGCTCGAGCTACCTCGATCATGCCGAAAGCGGCAAGGGCGGCCAGACCCGATACTCGACGGCCACGGGGCAGCGCGGCACCGCCACGGTTTCGCTGCGCACGCATCCCGGCGACACCTATGCTCCGCTGGTGGGCAACCCCATCAGTCTCTATGACCAGGCCGGACATCGCGTCTTTGGGGGCATCATCACCGGAATCGTCAAGACCAACGAAGGCAATACGCAGGAGATCTCTTACGTATGTACCTGTGCGAGCTTCGAGCGCATGCTCGATAAGCACCGCATCACGCCGGCTTCCTACTTCAACCAGACCGCTGACTACATCTTCAAGGCCATCTTCAATTCTCTGCCCGGCGAAACCATTACGCTGGGCCAGGTAGATGCCGGGCCCGTTATTGCGAGCGCGGTATATCGCCATGAAGTCGTAACGGATGTTTTCAACAATCTGGCCACGGAAGCGAACTTTATCTGGGGTGTCGATCCCGCCACCGAACAGCTTTACTTCCGGTCTCCTACCAGCGTCAATGCGCCCTTCGATCTAACGGGTAATCCGGCTACGGGAGCCGGCGCTCTGTTTGATACGGTCCAATGGGACACCGCGCAGCAGGATTTCCGCTCGCGGCAATACATCACCGTCAATCTGCAGCCCAGCATGCTCGATACAGATCTGATCACGGGAGACGGCACGACCACGACGTTTACGCTGAGCCATCCGGCCGATACCGTGGCGGCAGTAACCATCCTGGGGGGCGCCGCTACCTCCGTGGGCACCTCCACGGCGGCCGATCTGAACACCGCCTTTATCAACGTCACCTCGGTGATTTACCACCTGGTGAAGACTTTCGATGGAACCAGCGGAGAGATCCAGGTTCTGCTTAGCGGCTATCTTTCGACAACGCTACAAAACCTCGCGGATGCGATCAACGGGGCGCCTAAAACCGGAAGCAACTATCAGGTGAACAGCGGAGCGCCCGTTCCTCCCAATCCCAAAGTCACGGCCTCCCTTAATGGCAACAACATCACGGTCACTGCGATCATATCCGGAACATCCGGCAATAGCCTCGAGGTGGGTGACTGGCTGGCGACTACTTCTTATCTGACCTGGTCCGGTCCCAGCGCGGGAGGCGTTTTGGTCTATCTTTCGGGCGGCTCGGACGGACCAACGCGCGCCACCGTGGATGGCGTTTTTAACGCCGTGGTATCGAACAACGAGACGGCCACCATCGACGGCATCACCTACAAGTTTGTCACGCAGCTAGACAACACCATACCGCACCAGGTGCTGATCGGCAGCAATGCCGATACCTGCGCGGTCAATCTGGTCGAGGCCATCAGTGGCGCGCCGCATCCCGCCGCCGGTAACGATTTTTCGCTCCCCACCGTGCCGCATCCGACCTGCGTGGCGTCCTTTGGCGGCGGCGGAACCGGCAAAGTTTCTCTCTTCGCCAAAACGCCGGGTTCTCAAGGCAATGCGATCGCTGTTTCCGCCAATTCGCTGTATTTCTTCTGGGGCGCACCAAATCTATCGGGCGGCATCGACGGTCCGACCATTGCGGGTACGATCGGCACGGGCGGCACCGGCCAGGATTGGGCCTACGTGGAAGGCGCGAATATTGTTACCTCCACTACTCCCTTGCCCGCGGGCGTGATTGCAGCCGTCAGCTATTACCGGCTGGGCGTCGATATCATCGGCGTCGAGAATACCGCGCTCGCTCAGACCCGGGCCGCGGTCGAAGGCGGCAGCGGGATCTATCAAGCGCTGATCGATGTGAGCTCGACCACTGATCCAGTGGCGAACAATCCGACGGCGGCCATCAGCAGCGCCAATTCGCTACTGACCAATTACGGATTATTGACCCAGACGTTGACGTTTTACACGGATTCGGCCGGCTGGCAGCCCGGCCAGGCGCTCAAGGTAAACATGGCGCCGCCTTTTGATTCCACGCTGAACGGCACCTGGCTCACTTCCCAGATTG